GTGGTATGTCAGTATGGCTGGATTAACTGGCATAAACTATAAATCTTTGGAATACTTGTGTAAAATATATACAGTTAAAGATTCTGTTGCTATGTTTGAAGGAATACAAGTAATGGAATACGAAGCATTGAAACTAATGCAGAAGGATAAAAAATAATGGCGAATAAAGAAACAAAACTAAAATTTAAAGTTGGTATCGAAGGTGTAGATAAACTGCGTGGATTAACATCTAGTCTAAAAAAATTAAATGATAATTCTCTACTCTCTACAAGCTCTAGTAAAAAATTATTAGTTAGTTTACAAAAACAAAAAAAAGCAGCCACACAAACTATAAGTGGTACAAGATCATTATCTAATTCATATAGACAATTAGCAAATTCAGTAAAGATAGGAAGTAGAGAATTTAAAATTGCTACAGCAAGAGCAGAACAGTTAGAAAGAAAATTAAGAAAGTTAAATACTACATCTAAAAAAGGTCGTAGTTTGAAAGGCATGGCACAGACAGCAGGTGCAATAGCAGGTGCTGGTGTTTTTGGTGGAGCAGAAGGTGCAATTGGTGCAGGTATTGGTGGCATTGTAGGTGGCGCACCTGGTGCTTTAGTTGGTGGTGCTATTGGCGCACAGGTAGGACAATTTACTGGTGCATTAGCAGAAGTTGCACAATATGATGCTGCCTTAGAAAAGCAAAGAAAAGCATTACGACTAGTTATAGGTGATACTAATCAGTACAACAAAGCACAGGCATTTTTAGCAAAAACCTCAAAAGATTTAGCAATACCACAAGATGTAATTGTCAGACAATTTACATCACTTACAGCATCTGTAAAAGGTGCTGGATTGTCTGTAGATGATGCAAAAGAATCATTCTTGGCAATTGCTTCTGGTATTAGAGGTACTGGTGGATCGCTAGAGGATATGAAGTCTGCGATGCGAGCAACTAGTCAGGTCTTCTCAAAAGGTAAGGTATCGGCAGAAGAACTCAGACAACAACTCGGTGAACGCTTGCCTGGGGCTTTTACATTGTTTGCAGAATCAATGGGTAAGACACCTGCTGAATTAGATAAGGCATTAGAGCAAGGAAAAGTAACACTAGAAGATTTCTTAGGATTTAGTCAAAAATTATTTGATGAGTATGGAGAAAATGCAAAAATTCTTGCACAAGCACCAGAATCGGCAGGGGATAGATTACAAACAGAAATAAGTAATTTAAAAGATAATTTAGGTGATTTGTTAAGACCTATTGGTGCAGAGTTTCAAGCAGTATTTGGAGAGATTGTAGGAATTATTAATGATGCAATAACAGCTTTTAAAAAATTTATGGGTATTGGTTTAGAAAATGCTATAGCAAAAGCAGAATCTGCTGTAGCAAAGGCACAAAAAAACTTTGATAGAGTTAGTGGGTTAGATGATAGTCCTAGAAATAGAAATTTAAAAGCACAGGCACTTAATCAATTGTCAATTGCACAAGGAAAACTTAATGATTTAAAAGCAGAAGAAAATAGACTTACTCAAGAAGGAATAAAAAATGAAGAAGATAAAGTACAAAAAGGAATGAGTGCATATGACAGTCTTAAAGCAGGTATGCAAAGTTATCTAAATAGTATTAAAGATGTAAATAAACAAATACAAGATGCAACAGTAGCAGCATTTAAGGGCATGGAAGATGCACTTGTTAATTTTGTTATGACAGGTAAATTAAATTTTGCTGATCTTACAAGATCTATATTGGCAGATATAGCAAGAATAGCCATTAGACAAGCAATTATCGCACCTATTGTTGGTGCAATATTTCCAGGTTTATCATCAGTAAGTGCGAAAGGTAATGTGTTTGACGAGGGCATAAAAGAGTATGCAAAAGGAGGTATTGTTACTAAGCCAACTATGTTTGCTTACGGATCTGGTGGTGCAGGTAGGTTTGGACTTATGGGCGAGGCTGGTGCTGAGGCTATTTTACCTTTAAAACGTGGTCGCAGTGGTAATTTAGGTGTTGAAGCTTCTGGTAGTGCTACTAATATAGTTGTAAATGTAGATGCTTCTGGTTCATCTGTAGAAGGTGATCAAGCAGAAGGTAAGGCATTAGGACTTGCATTGTCATCTGCAATACAATCTGAACTTATTAAACAACAAAGACCTGGAGGCTTACTTTCATAATGGCAACTTTTCCAGCTACACCTGTCGCATCATTTCCTATAAGGAAAAAACAAACACCTAAAACTCGTATTGTTAGTTTTGCTGATGGTTTTGAGCATAGAATTACTTTTGGTTTGGCAGAAAATCAAAACCCTAAAGAATATAATTTAACTTGGAAAAATATTACATTGACAGAGTCAGATACTCTTATGGATTTTTTAAATGCTAGGGCTGCTGATAATGCTAGTTTTGATTACACGCCACCAGGAGAGTCAACATCTTATAAGTTTGTGGCACAACCTGGTTACAATGAAAGTATAGATTATGCAGATAGAGCAACAGTAACTGCTACATTCAGACAAGTTTTTGAGCCATGAGTACAGCTTCTATTATTACTGATCTACAAAAGATCAACCCATCAGCAGTAATAGAATTATTTGAACTTACAACAGATGCAACATTGCATGGTTCTACACAGATATATCGTTTTCATAATGGTACTAGCCTAAATGCTAACGGAGATATTATCTGGGCTGGTAATCAATATTTAAAGATGCCAATACAGGCAGAAGGCTTTGCATTTACAAACGGACAGCTACCTAGACCTACCTTGACTATTAGTAATGCTCTTGGAACTATTACAGCTATTTTGTTAAATGTTAATCAGGTAACAACAGGTAATGATTTAACAGGAGCTACTGTGACTAGGATTAGAACTTTGGCACGTTATCTAGATGCTGTTAACTTTCCTACTACAACAACAAGCACTACTACTACGGAAACTATTGCAGATCCAGCAGATGCAGAATCTGTTACATATACAGTAACTGTACATAATCCTGGAAGCGGCAATATTTTTAGGATTAATGGTGTAAATAATCCTGTAATTACAATGAAAAGAGGATCTACATATATTTTTGACCAATCAGATTCTTCAAATAGTGGACATCCTTTAGCAATAAAATCTGATGCTGGAGGATCACAGACAACAACTGCTTCTGGAACTGCTGGAAATGCAGGTGCTACTGTAACTTATCAACCAGCTTATCCTTCTGCTCCTAATGATTTAAGATACTACTGTACAGTTCATGGTAATGGAATGGGTAATACAATTACGATGAACGATCCAAATACAACGACTCAAGATACTACAACCACAACAACTCAACAGGTAAATCCTTTAGGTACACCAGATCCTACAGCAGAGTTTCCAAAAGAAATTTATAAAATTGATAGAAAGTCATCAGAAAATAGAGATGCGGTGCAATTTGAATTAGCAGCAGTATTTGATTTAGCTGGTATTCGTGCGCCAAAAAGACAATGTACAAGAAGTGAGTTTCCTTCTATCGGTACATTTATTGCATGACTTGGAAATACAAAGCATTACTTCATGCAAAACGTGAAGATCCAAAAGAATCATGTGGTTTGCTTTTAAATATAAAAGGTAAAGAGAGATATTTTCCTTGTCGTAATTTATCTATGACAAATCATCAATGTTTTATTATTGACCCAGAGGATTACATAAAAGCAGACAACACAGGTGAGATTACTGCTGTTATTCATAGTCACCCAATCACACCACCTACGCCTAGTGAGGCAGATAAAATTAGCTGTGAGCAAAGCAATCTTCCATGGTATATTGTTAACCCTAAAACAGAACAATGGGCTTATTTAGAACCTTGTGGTTATAAACCACCACTTTTAGGTAGACCTTGGGTATGGGGTGTTAGTGATTGTTGGTCATTAGTAAGAGATTGGTATAAAAAAGAAAAAAATATAAACCTTAGAGATTGGGATAGACCTGCAACACCAGAAGAATTTATTTTAAATCCTATGTTTGAAAGTTGTGCATGGAGAACTGGATTCAGAGAAATTAGACATGATGAAAAATTAGAAATAGGTGATTTATTATTTATGTCTATAGGATCACCTGGTTTAAATCATGTAGCTATTTTTTTAGGAGATGATGTTTTGCATCATTTAACCGATAGACTATCTTGTAGAGAACCATATTCTCAATGGTTACTAAAATGTACAGGAGGGAGGTATCGTTATGTTGCGTAAAATAAAACTATATGGCGATCTTGCTGATTTTGTAGGACATAAAGAATTTGATGTACAGGTAGATAGTTTAGCTAAAGCAGTTAGTTTTTTATTACATAATTTTCCGCAGATAGAAGGTTATATGAATCCTAAATATTATCAAGTAAAAGTTGGTAACTATGCACTAGATGATAAAGAATTACAAAATCCTATAGGACAGGAAGATATACATTTTGTGCCTGTTATTACTGGTGCTGGTCGTGGTTTTGGTAAAATATTATTAGGTGCAGCTTTAATAGCAGGTGCGTTTTTTATGCCAGTAGCAGCAGGTAATGTAAGTCTATCTCAAGGTTTATTTGGTGCTGCTGGATCTTTTGCGAAAGTAGGGTTTTTTACAAAAGCAATGGCAGGTGTTGGTTTGATGTTAACTATAAGTGGTGTATCAGAGATGTTATTTCCTTTGCCAAAAATGAAAGAATTTGATAACGAAACAGATCCACGCTTGTCATATAAATTTTCTGGTACACAAAATACATCAAGAGCAGGTACGCCTGTTCCAATAGTTTATGGTGAGATTATCACAGGATCAGTTGTTATAAGTGGTGCAATAGATACTCAGCAGGTACAGGCATGACAAAAAAAATTATACGAGGATCAGGAGGAGGAGGCTCACCTCCACCACCACCGCAGCCAACTAGAACACCTGATACACTGCATTCTAGGCAGTTTGCTACTTTTCTTGATTTATTATCAGAAGGTGAGATAGAAGGTTTTGCAACAGCATCAAAGGAAGGTAGAACAAAAGGTACAACTGCATATAATAACGCTGCACTAAAAGATGTATTTCTAAACGATACTCCTGTTTTAAAAGCTTCTGCTAATTCTGCTAGTCCAGTTACTACTGATTTTAATTTTCAAGACGTTACATTTAATCCAAGATTTGGCACAGCAAACCAAACAAAAGTTGAGGGTATAGAGAGTAGTTCTTCTGTTACATCTGTTGGTGTAAACGTAACGCAATCTACACCTGTTACTAGACAGATATCTAATACAAATGTAGATGCAGTAAACGTGACTATAAGTTTCCCGCAGCTACAAAAAGCTACAGACAAAGGTGATTTGTTAGGTACAAGTGTACAGCTAAAAATATCTGTTCAATATAACTCTGGTGGTTTTACTGATGTAATTACAGACACAATTACAGGTAGAAGTGCTGATGCATATCAAAGAGATTATAGAGTAAATCTTACTGGTGCTTTTCCTGTAGATATTAGAGTATCTAGAATTACTGCTGACAGCACAACAACAGGACTACAAGATTCGTTTCAGTGGACTAGTTTTGGTGAGATAATAGACGATGCATCTACATACGCAAATAGTGCATATGCAGGTGTAAGGCTAGATTCTATGCAGTTTAGTTCTATTCCTACAAGAAAATTTAGGATTAGAGGTATAAAAGTAAGGATACCTGGCGCAGGTGCAAACAGTTCTGGTACGCCTACAGTAGACAGTGCAACTGGTCGGATTGTATACCCAGAAGGATATATATTTAATGGCGTTATGGGTGCTGCACAATGGTGTTCATGCCCTGCGATGATACTTTTAGATCTACTTACAGATACAAGATATGGATTTGGTAATCATATAACTGATAGTTCCCTTGATTTATTTTCTTTTGTGACTGCAAGTAAGTTTGCTAATACTCTTGTTAGTGATGGTTTAGGTGGACAGGAAGCTAGATTTAGTTGCAATGTAAATATACAAAGTTCTGGTGAGGCATATGACTTAATAAATGATCTTGCAGGTGTAATGAGATGTATGCCGATATGGTCAGCAGGTACTATACAATTAACACAAGATAGCCCAAAAGATGCAAGTTACTTATTTAATCTTGCAAACGTAACAGAGGATGGATTTAGTTACTCAGGTAGTGGTTTAAAAACTAGAAATACTGTTATATCTGTATCGTATTTTAATATGGATAGTCAGGAGGTAGATTTTGAGGTTGTAGAAGATACTGCTGCAATTGCAAAGCTAGGTGTAATTATCAAGCAAGTGAAAGCATTCGCGTGTACATCTCGTGGTCAAGCAGCCAGATTAGGGCGTACTTTACTGTTTATTGAGCAAAATGAGTCAGAAGTATGCACATTTAGTACATCTATAGATTCTGGTGTTGTCGTAAGACCTGGTGCTGTTATAGAAATAGCTGATCCTGTACGTTCTGGTTTAAGAAGAGGTGGAAGAGTTAGTTCTGCAACAACTACACAAATTACTGTTGATGACTCTGCTGCAACCGATTTACCAACTACAAATAATCCAACATTAAGTGTAATTATGCCTGATGGCACAGTAGAAACTAGATCTGTTACTGCCGTAAGTGGTGCTGTTGTTACAGTATCTTCTGCGTTCTCGCAAACACCAAATGTTAACACTGTTTGGTTACTGCAAGACGATACAGTGCAAGCACAAAAATTTAGAGTAGTAACAGTAGAAGAAGATGGTGTTAATTATGGGATTACTGCTTTATCTTACGTTAATGAAAAATATGCATTTATAGAAGATGGATCTACATTACCAACAAGAACAGTATCAATATTAAACGAACTAAAAGATCCACCTAATGCATTACAAGCAGAAGAAAAATTAGTAACTATAAATAATCAGGCAGTATCTAAACTTATTGTTAGTTGGCAACCTATTGTCGGTGTTACGCAGTATCAGGTTAACTACAGATTTAATAATGGAAACTTTGTTTCTACAACAGTATCTTCTCCTGACTTTGAGATATTTAATACTGATATTGGAACGTATGAGTTTCAGGTATTTAGTTATAACGCTGCTTTACAGACAAGTGCTACCTCTGCTGATTTAACTTTCAATGCCGTTGGCAAAACTGCATTGCCATCAAATGTTACTGGATTAACAGCCGAACCAATAAATGAAAAATTAGTAAGATTACGTTGGAACTTATCTACTGATTTAGATGTTACACATGGAGGTAGGGTGTATGTCAGACATTCTCCTCTGACCAATGGAAATGGTACATTCACTAATAGCACTGACTTGATTCAAGCGTTAGCTGGTAATACAACAACAGCAGAAGTTCCATATCTTGAAGGCGAGTATATTTTAAAATTTCAAGATGATGGCGGTAGATTTTGTGCAGGGGAAACAAGTGTAATCCTTGAATTACCAGATAACTTAGCTCCACTTGTTACACAGACTAGAAGAGAAGATTTAGATAGTCCTAAGTTCCAGGGAACAAAAACTAATGTTGCTTTTGATGCAGTTACAAATAGTTTAAATTTAGCTGGTGGAGGAGTTTTTGATAATATTACAGATTTTGATGCTGTAACTTCTTTAGATGATTTTGGTGGGATCGTACCAGAAGGTACTTATGATTTTGGAGGAACTGCTGGTGGGGATACTTTAGATTTAGGGGGTGTGTTTAGTCTTGATTTAAAACGTCATTTTTTGACGGAAGGTTTTTATCCATCAGATTTATTTGATTCCAGAGGCTTGATTGATGATATTACGGACTTTGATGGACTTACAGCTACAGAAGTTAACGCTGAAATGTTAGTAAGAGTTACACAAGATGACCCATTTGGATCTCCTACTTATACTGACTTTCAGACTTTTGCAAATGGCACTTACAAAGGTAGAGGATTTCAGTTCAGAGCAAAACTTACAAGTACTGATACTGCACAGGATATCAAAGTTTCTCAGTTAGGATATACAGCATCTTTACAGAGAAGAACAGAACAAGGTAATGTTATTGCAAGCGGAGCAGGAGCAAAGGCTGTTACGTTTACCAATCCATTTTTTGTTGGGACTTCTTCTTTGCTTGGAGCAAATACTAATTTACCCTCTGTTGGTATCAATGCTCAAAATATGGCATCAGGAGATTATTTTGAAGTAAGTAGTATTTCTGGAACGGGTTTTACTGTTCATTTCAAAAATTCATCAAATGCTTCGATTGATAGAAATTTCACCTATCAGGCTGTCGGATTTGGTAAAGGAGGGTA